CGAAGATGTAATTGAAATGGCACCCCCAGACGATAAAGTCTGTGGAGTGCCACCCAATACTAATTTGTCTTCTAAAACTACCGGGACAGGAATGCCGCCGAACAGATTAGCAACAGTAATCTTATGATCATATGGACTTGTATTTGGTTTCACTAGATAAATCACATCAGCCGAAGCGACTTCGGTTGCTGGAGTCATCGCTGTTACTTTGCTATCTGCCATTATTTAATGCCTTATGCGTCTGGGAATTCAATATCGTCAGCAGCATCGCTAGATGCAATAGCATTCTTAGAGAGTGCTACAAGAACTTCATACTTCACACGACCAGCATGAGCACCAGTTCCAACTGTGCGCTGCACCCAACCAGAGTGAGGAGCAGAAGTACCAGTTTCACCAGTACCCTTAGCAGCAACCGCAGTTGCAGTTGTCGCTGTCATAAGATCGAAATACTGAGCATTGTTTCCAGTGCCAGTTAGATTAAGTCGACCAGTCGATATGAATGTCTGCGAGTTGTTACCTGTGCCAGTAATATCGATAGCAGCGCCACCCGAAGTCAATGCTAGTTGGAAAGTATCGGTAGTCTTATTGACAACAAAGTAATCATTGCCCGAAGTCAAACCAGTAATACTCGTACCACCTTGGTTGTTGTAGTTAAGTTCTGCACCATTAACTAGTCCATGGGCAGTTGAAGTAATAAAATTAGTAGTTGTGTTAACATCAGCAGTAGCAATAGTCATATTAGCAACAGCAGTGGCACCACGAGCGGCAGTGTTATACAGGATGAAAGCACTTGAATTTACTTGTCCTGGATAGTAAGATGTTCCGTTTGTCAAACCAGCAAGTTCAGTACCACCATTATGATAATACTTGATTTCTTCGCCAGCAGTTAATCCGTGGTTTGCATAAGTGATTGCTTCTGTTGTAGTATTAACGCCAGATGTAGGAATAGTTCTACGTGGAACCGAAAGGTTCACAGTAGGAACAGTCTCATATGACGAACCAGTATTTGTTACAGCGATTGCAGTAACTACGCCACCTGAAATAGTTGCAGTTGCCGCAGCAGAAGAACCTCCACCACCAGAGAATCCTACGGCAGGAACTTCGAGGTAACGTGTGCCACCTTGAATTAGTGCAACCGAGGCAACATTGTCACCACCAGCAGCGATTTCAGTATTGTCAACACCAAAGACTTGAGTTGATTGGAAATCTGTTGTCGAAACCGAAGCGATTGATGTTGGTTTTTCACTGATTGTATATTCTTGAGCAGAGAATACAGTAAGAACTGTTCCTGGATTCGCATTAATTACTGTTGCAACTGTGTCGCTGGCAACAGCAATAGCAATCATTTCCTGATTACCAACACGAACAACATCACCAACTGCAAGAGCAGGATCGAAGTTAGTTCCGTCACCTGTTAGAGTAGCACGACCGTAATCTAGACTTAGTGTGAAGGTATGTGAAGCACCAACACCATCAGTCGAAGCGACAATGGTTGGAACATTGTGAAGTGCATTTGCTTCTGTTGTTGCAACACTGAAAGTATTTGCTGTTACGTTAGTTACAAAGTAAGTGGTACCAGATGTTAGACCAACAACAGAGGTTCCTCCGCCGTTTGCATATGCAACAGGATCACCAAGTTGGAATGGATGTGCAGCAGAAGTATACACGCCAGCGGCATGACCTGTAGCAGCGTTGAATGTGATAGCAGGTGCAGTAAGAGTTACCGTTCCTGCCGATGTTTTATCGTCTTTATTACCCCATGCGGACATTAATTGTCTCCCTTTTTAAATTCTAGGTCTACGTGATTGAAAAATTCTTTTCTTTTCGATTCATCAAGTTCCGAGGGAGACTTGATACCATATTCATTTAGAGCAGTTTCAAATGCAGTCTTATATGACTCGTTCATTTTCTTTACTGCATCAATATCTTCTTTAGTCAGTTTATTAACTGCCATTGAAATACCCTTGTGGCGCTTCGTGAGTTTTTTCTCTAGCGGATTATTTGATTTATATGGAGTCGATGAAGAAATCGCTGTTCCATCTTTTATACCGCTTCTATATGATGTCATGTCAATGGAGTCTTTTGCTTTATTTATGTAGCGACCTGCCATTGCTTTTGAGATCTCATCGACCTGTTCAGCATCTTCTTTGGTTAGTTTATTGACTGCAGTTTTGATTCCTGTCTCACGATTCTTACGGAGACGCTCTGCTTTATCATAAGTTGCTTGGTTGAATCTCTTACCGAAGTGTCCTGTTTCACTGTCGCCTTGGTACGCAGCGATCTTTGTCAAAGGAACATTCTTTGGACTCATTACATTCTTTGGTTGTTCAGCACCCGATGCCTTCTTGACATAAGAACCCATTGTTGCTTTTGATAGTTCATCGACCTGCTCAACATCTTCCTTGGCAAGTTTCGTTTGAACCTGCTTAGATGCTGCCATGTAACCCTTTGCTCTTTTATTATACATACGGTTATCGTCATTGTCATCAGCATCAATAATATCTTTACGTGCTTTTGATCTGTATTGGTCCAACTTATCTACTGAAAGTTCATCAACCTGTTCGATTTCTTCGTTCTTCTGCTTGTTCATTGCCTTCTTAGCAAGAAACTTAGGAACATTCTTTACCGTGTTACCATACTTGTCTTTGCGCTCGCCAACTTTTCTATATGGACCTTCGAATGGCATGTCCATTTCTTCAGTCATCTCGCCTTGCATGTAGTTGCTTGCAGTTGTAATGTAATCTTCTGCCAAAGTAATCTTCGACTGCACCCATTCAGGTAGATTAGTATCTTCGCTCATCGAATCATGCATACGTTGCGAGTTAGCAATGATTGACTTTAGTTGGGACATAGCCATGTCACCTTCGTAGTCATACTCTGTCTTTTCTTTTGCTTCATCGAGCATTGACTTACCAAGTTTCTTACGAACTGCTTTTGAAAGTTTTGATGGATCAACACCGAAGTCCTTGGCAGCAGACATAACATGACTCTTACGAATGTTATCACCATAACGTTTGGTCAGGTGAGCAACGATAGGAGCATTTTCGTCGAGTTCAGTTTCTTCAGTAGCATAACCCTTAGCACCAGCACGTGCCTTATTGAATACAGTGTCATCACCGAGAACAATGAACATCATCGAACTGATGAACATGTTCATTACATCACGCTCGGCACCCTGAAGTGACATACCAGCATGCATTCTAGAAATGGCACGCTTTAGAAGTGGCAACGAACTTGTTGGCATTAGACCAGCGCGAACTAACTGGTCAAGTCTACCGTCCATGTCCATCGCTTCAGTCATAGTTGACCTGATAGTTTGCTCTAATCTCATTAAATGATTCCTCTAATCTTTTATCTATTTATATTACTTTGAGGTTGCGCGAAGCATCCACATGTGCTTTGCATGAACGTCAAGTCTTTCCTCGATAAGATTAACTAGACCTCTGTTGCCTGCTGCATCTGCCAATTTATGTGCAGCATTCAATGCTTCTACTACTGATACGTTTGCTTCAATTAAGTCTTGAAGCATCGACGGTACACTGTTACCATAGATTGATGAATCTTTAATTGTTGCAATACTAGATAGGGTGTCGAAACCATATGGAGCATATACATCTAATGCACGAATTTCTTCAGCAATCTGATCAGCAGCAGCAAATAATTCTTGATAGAGATTAGAAAAGAAGTCATGCAACTGAGAGAAGTCTTTACCCTCAACGTTCCAGTGGTGACCATGCGCTTTGAAATACATCGCAAAAGTATTTGCGAGTACTATCTTCATTGTTGTGCTTAGTTCTTCCATGTTAACAATTCCATTTTCTTAGTGCTAGTGCCTTGCGAGTCGGACGACCCTTTTCATCTTTCATTGGACCTTCGACGCCAGACATTCTAGCACAGAAAGACTTGCGTCGACCCGCTGCTTTACTGCCTGCCTTCAACTTAGAAGGTTTGGTTGTTACTGGTGCCTGTAGATTGCCACCATACTTATTGTTGTAATAGTCGCGACCCTTCTGGGTTAGACCACCAGTAGAACTCTTATGACCTTTACCATCGACTGCTGCTTCAGCAATGAATTGTTTAAAAGATAGCATCTTACTTTCTCTTCTTCGTTCTGCTGTTCTTGATTCTTGATTGCTCAAGTTTACGAACTGCTGGCATGACTCTGACAGATAGGCGAGCAACCATTGGTGCCATACGCTTTATCTGTGCTTCGAGACGTGTCTTTTCAGATGAAGATACTGTAGAAATATCTCTGTTACGCAACAGTCTCTTGTATACCATGCGTCGAGCAGCACGAATCGATCTCGATTTAAGTTTTTCTGGTGAAGACACACGTTTGATTGCAATATTTCTTGCCATCATTCGGCGACTCTTAGAACGCATCGCATTGAATTTTTTCTTGAGACGACCAGCAGGAGTAATACCTTCCTCTAGTTCTTCGCCTTCTTCATCAGGCGACTCATCATATTCAATTTCATCTTCGTCATAGAGATCTACCATGTCATCCCACGAAAGAGCAAGAACATCTGCTTCTAGTTCTTTTTCGAATGCTGTCTCATCAAAATCTTGGAAGCGAATGTCTTCATCATCATGTGAAATTACTGAAGAGATCTGATCACCTGAACCTTTATGTGCTTCATAAGAATCAACATGGTGTGTACCCATTTCTGCAGTGTCACACATCTGGCAGCAGTCAGGAGTTCCGCAATCTTCGTGAACACCTTCAGCAATTGTTCTCATAAACTCAGCGTGAGATTTGTGAGCACGTTTTTGTAGTGCTTCTTTTTCGATAGAAGACTTGGCAGAGTTATACTTCGACATGAATATGTCAGCATGGTTGCTAGAGATAGCGTGATGTTGACCATCTTGGAAGTGAACCTTTGACCCAATGCTAACTGCTTTACGTAGTTGCATTACAAGGTGGGGTGCTTCCTTTGCCTTCTCTGCTTCTTTTTTCTTAGCAAGAGTTTTCTTTGCTCTGTTAATATTAGCAGGATCTGCCAGTGTTTGTCTGACCTTTGCTTGGAACTTAGCACGTGCTTCAGCACCTCTTGCTGAGATCTCTGCCAAGTAACCTTCGCGGAAAGGATGTAGACCAAGATGCTGAGTTGTTACATCATCGTAACGTGGATCGAATGATGGGATCTTATCTGCTGCCATTGATTCTTGACCAGGAGTCATAGCAGCATACTTCTTACGGAGTGCATCAGTTCCCCATTCGTTGCTCTTACCGAGTTCTTCCTTGACAGCATTCTGACGAAGACTCTTGTAACGACGGATAGCAGTTTTGCGCTCGGAAGAACCACCAGGAGTTTTTATAAGATCAGCATACGCTTTCTTGATTTCTGGATTAGTCACACCTTCTTCAATTTCAGTTTCTTCGTGCATCGCAGGATTATATTTCTTTTTGAATTCAGAGAATCTGCTGGTGATGTTTTTATCGGTTGGATTGTCAGCAATATGACGACCATGCGCAGAGTCAAGGAAGTGTTTTACCATTACGTTTGGTTTCTTTGCATCTTGAAGGTGTCCAGCGTCGCCCACTAGTTTCTTAGCATAACGATGCATGGCAGAATATCTCTTATCTTTCTCAGCATCGTCGCGTGCTTCTACAGTACCATGGTATCCATATCCCTTGTTACCAGAGGTAACACGAGTCAATGCTTCAGTAATCTTTGCATTCAATGGTTTGCGACCCTCTTTCTCGGTTGCTTTCTTGTATGCTTTATCCATGTCTTCGTCTTTGTCGCTCTCCTGTGGTTTCAACCCAGGATTTGGATGATAACCATAGTCACCTTCTTCTGGAAATCCCTCTCTAGGATACTTCTTAGAATCTGCTTCGTCAAGACCCTTCTTGCGTCTTTGTGCAGCAGTGAAGTGATCAGGTGTTCCAGTATCTGGATCCATTTTTAGTTTCGCACCTGCCTTTTTTGCAACTGCTGCTTTTGCTTTGGCAATAATATCGGTTGCTTCAGGCACACAGTTAGGAACCTGACGTCCACCCTTTTTCTTCATGCCTACCATCTCATATCCCTTCCAGCAAGGATCGTCTTGTTTTCCTGGTTTACCGATATACTTTTTTTCTGCCATTACTTTTTCGCTTTCTTATTTAATTCGTCGACCGCTGCCTTGTTTTCGGTTATCCAGCGTTGGAGTTCCGTTAGTTGGACCGAGTTGGATTGGCAGATGGCGTAGTTGCGGATGATTCCGATGAGGGCATCAGTGTCTTTAATTCCTGAGGGGGACGCATCAGAACTTCTGGTGGCGTCGGCATCACTGGCACTGGCACTAATGTCGTGCGTGAACACCCAGCCGTTAGACATAACAGACTGACTAGGAACAGTGTTTTTAGCGGCATCAACATAAACATATTCTTTCTCTCTAATTGTGTTTGTTCTATCAACATATTCAGTAACTACATTATTGCTAATCTCTGAATTTTTTTTCTCCAGTTCAGCAACTTGTGCGCTTGCTTTAGCAGAGAATCTAGCAAGTTCTGCATCAGCATAAGCAGACCCCTTCATGTATCCATATACAAACACACCAAGTATTAAAGCAGCACCTGCTAGTAACTTATATGGTAATGGGATCATACCGAACATATCAATTTCCTCTTAGTTGCCTATATTTATACTTATGCTAATTCTTTAATTGTAAAAGCAAACCACACATCTAATTTGGTGCTGTTGTCTACTCTTCTCATACATAAAGTAAGCATGTTTGGAGATCCGCCGCCATGTAATTCTGCTGGACCTTCATCAGCACTTGCATTTTTACCAATTATGATACCACTATGTCGCATTACAGCACCATTTGGAGTAAACGTATTTCCAGGATTAGTTGAATTTTTGTCTTGATACACACGATATTGGCTATGAACACCAAATGTAGTCCAAGAAGGTACTGTTGTTCCTGAGATAGTTATATCACCCTCATACCATTCATATATGATAGTACTTGCGTTTGCGTTGTTATTACCAATTTCATAATCAATAATTTTGATCAAATCTGCAATATTAGCACTGCCATTTTTAAAACTGACAACAGGTCGCATAGTATCGTCCATAGTCCAACCACGATTTGTGTTTGTTGCATGGTTGTTAAACGAATAAAGGTCGCCAACTTCTTCTGATGTAATAATACTACCAGTAACTGGTAACGGATTTGCAGTAGTTACAAGATTACCATCGGATGTAACAAGACCATGGGTCTCATGAAACTCATTATTTGCTCTAATCTGCGACATCTTAGATTGTTCCTAGAAACTGTTTGAATGAAACTGACTCTTGGATTCCAAGACCCCGACGAACGTCTTTATACATCTCATGTTTGTGTGGTTTTGACATGGAAGTTGGTGCCATGGCATGGAATGTTTTCTCATCACCCGAAGACGCTGCATTACGCATCTTAGTTGCGGATGCACCAGCAACACCTTCGTCGGCATCAGTTCTGACTGCACCTACTGTCTTCACTTTTATCGAATCGAAATTGTAATGCCCATGGCGACCTTCAACATTATTATACTTGTTTATTAGGGAATGATAATCATGTGCTCTATCGGATCCAGCATGAACAACGATATTTTTCACACCTTGACTATGTAATTTAGACAAGTGATGGAGTAGAGTTGGTGCACCCTTGCTCATTGCTTCGATATTCGCAGAAGGAAATGCTCTCTTGAGATGCTTTACTTTAAGATCTGGAGTCAGCGGATTCTTTTTACCATCATGTGTTGCAGTTGTAAGAATAGTATGTTGTGCATTATCAGATCTTGCTGCATTTAAAACATGATTGATCATCAGCGCATGTCCAGCATGCACAGGTGCGAATCTACCAATAGTCACGTGGTGTGTTTCGCTCATTGCCCCTTACTCGCCTTAAACATTTCACTACGAGCACGATTTGCTGCCGAGAATCCTTGGCGGTCAACAACCTTCAGACCATTGTAAACATGACCTTCACCACCTGCCGCAGCACCTGCGATAGATGTATTGAAACCACCTGCACCAGAAGAATCTAATCCTCTCGAAAGGTGATTAGTTGCCTGTTGCAAGTGGTGATGAATTTCTAAGGTGTCGTTGAATTGCTTTTGGTGTTTAGAAACGTGATCAATCGCATCATCCAACACCTTCTTTTTAGCGACCTTTGTCTTGTCAGTTTTAACTGCATCAATCTTTTTCTGATGCCACTTCGTAAGATAACCCTTATACCCTTGAGTCGAAGGTGTATCATTGGTTGACAGTGTCGAGTTGATATACTGGCGAAGTGTTTGTTCGTGTCCAACATGATGGTCATAACTATGTGATGCCATCATTTGCTCTGCCTTTTTCAGATGTTCATCTGCTTTAGACTTATATTCTTTTGGAATAACTCCCTGTTCTTTTGACACAAGGTGTTGAACAAGATGCACATCAGGATGATGATTGAAACCATCAAGATTAGTCAGAGGTTTTGCCCCTGCTGGAGTAATCTTGGTGTGAATGACAGCACTTACTTTAGATTTAGCAAGTGCTTTGCCTTCAGGACTATCAGCATCTGTCTCATATTTAATTGTGTTTGGTGTATGAGAAATCTTTCCATTCTCATGCTCTCTAGATTCACGATCTGACATGTATCCGCCCTGATACTCGCCTGGAGTATGCGGAATAACTTTTGGAAGATGTTGTAGGAGAAGTTTTAGTGGATGTGCAAGATATTGTTTATGACTATGCTGGTCTTCAATATCTTGTTCGGAGAAATTATAGTTGCTTCCTGTGCCCTTATACTTAACACCGACTTTACCATCTGCTCTGCGAATAACATTGAACGACATTCTGTCATCAATCTTACGAGTCATGGATGGTGCTTTACTGGCAGAAACCTGCTTCAGCGTTTTGAGCGCATGCTTCGCTGGTTGCGGTCCATCAAAAAGTCTATCAGATGGATGCTCAATGTGAAGAATTGCTGCTTCAGAAAGGAATGATAAGAAACTCTGCATAGGGATCCTAATATAATGTTACTCCCTATTTATAATAATTGTACCCATTTGAAATTCAATCGTTTGTCGTGAAATTCTACTGCGTCCAAATTATATGGAGGGTGTGTTATTGAACATGTATCATTATCATATATTGGTTTAATTATATTGGCATCGATTGTCATTTTTCTTCCGGCTCTTCGACAATCAATTATAATATTTTCTAGTTTAATCCAATTGAATTTAGATTCCATCATCGCCAAAAATTGCCTATCACCATAATGATATGGTGTATACGATTCATCATATCCTCCACCTTGTTCATACATTGTTTTTGTGCACATAAAAGTGTTTGATGGACCACCACCCATGAGCACATTATGTCCATTGTGAATAGTGGTAAACCCATACCAAGAATCTTCAGAAAGTTTCATTTTATATATTTCATTCAACTGATCGGAATCCAGGAAATGATCAATGTCTAAAAAAATCAACCAGTCAGATTTAGATACTGCTGCGCCAAGATTTCTACATCCATGACTATTAAATCCAATATCTTCTGTCACTTTGTATAGAGAAACGTTAACATTATTTGAGATTGTAAATTGAGACAAAACCTCAGACGCAGGATACTGCGGAGATCCATCGTCTATCAAGATAATGGAAATAGGAATTTCATACGTATTCCAAGTTTTAATCGCTTGCTGTAAATAATTGGGATCGTCATAGTATGTTTGTATTATAGCAATAGAATTCATATAACTTTCTCCCATTTGAAATTCAATTTAGTATCTTTACACACAATAGATTCTTTATCAAATGGCGGACTATACACTAACATGTTCTCGTCGTCGTATACTGGAATTGATCTAGTATCATCATCAATAATTTTTCGACCACCGCGACGACATGTTAAGACCAACCAGTCTAGATTATTTTTCTGATATTTTCGCTCAAGATGGGATAACAGTTCACGATCTCCACGATGAAACGGCACAAACGATTCATCATATCCACCAGAATCTAAGAATAGTTTTCTCGGTATCATAAACTGATTCAATGCCATGTACGGATTTCCTCGACCTTGAAACTTGGCATTAAGTTCATACCAAGAATTAAGATCGAGGGTTTCAGTTTGTAATCTTTTGAGATCGGATGGTTGTAGTGTGTAGTCTATATCTAGAAACAACAACCAATTAGATTGTGCCAATGTTGCGCCAAGATTACGACAACCGTGACTGTTGAACCCAATATCTTCAGTGACTTTATACAATGAAAAATTAATATTATTATTTAATGTATGCTCTTTCAGAACATTTTCTGCAGGTTCTATCTGAGAACCATCATCAATCAATATAATATTTACTGGAGTGTTGTAGTTGTTCCATCTCTCGATCTGAGTTTCGAGATAAAATTTTTCATTGTAATACGTTTGAATAATTGTTATATTATTCTGCGACAATTCCCGCCATCTCCTCAGAGGCATCGACAACAGTCAAGTCAGTCGCAGGGAAGTCCACTGATTGCGTCAAGTGATACTGCATGTATTCATTGTGTGTCATTGATTCGTCAACATACAGTTGCCACCCCGAAAGAGTTTCGTGGAGTTGTGGATAATGATTCTCAATCATGTGTCGCTTAGAATCCATTACCTTACCAATCTCTGGTAGTGTTGGTTCATAATCAAATCGAGCAATGATATATTCCTTACCACCCGATGCTCTCCACAGAGGCATGTCTTCGGTTCCCGCATTGGTCCATACAAGTGTGGTTGCGACCAACTTCAATTTCAATTCTTGTGTTTCAGTTTCTTCAGTCATAATCTATCCTCTTATTAAAATGGTGATGCCAGTAGGATTCGAACCTACGACCTAGAGCTTAGAAGGCTCTTGCTCTATCCAGCTGAGCTATGGCACCAATTACTATTCAACTATACTATACTTATTAGAATTTGTCAACGGTTTTCTCGAAATCTATCTTTTTCAGGATAAACAAACCATCCCGTCGCAATATATTTTTTCCCGACTAGATCTGGATTTGCTCTATGAATGTGAGTATACGCAGCAGGCCATATAACCAACGTTCCAGCAGTAGGCGTAAATGCTAATTCCTGATGTTTGAATTCAGTTTGTCCACCCTCTTCAACATCATTCAAGTATAACATCCAAACTGCAAATCTTCCTGGAGATTGTCTACCCGAACCTTGTTCGTGGTGCCATTGATGGAATCCTCCACCTGTTTCAGAGCGCTGGAATTTCCATCCTGGTGCCAGGACTTCAAAAAATGATTTAGAGGATGCAGAATATGCAGAATTATACTTGCGCCAACCACGGGCCAAGGCTTCAACTATCTTATCCTCTGATTTTTTCAATGATCCGTAACTACTGGTAAATATATTCCAATCGGTTCTAGAAGAATCATCGGACAAAATGCAAGCACCACCAGGATCTGGGCGCGAAATAATATCATCGATCCTATCGCGTACCTCGGCGCATTCCTCGGCAGTCAATACGTTCGGATATAACTCTATAAAATTAGAAGTCAAATTTAGACAACTCCCTCGTTCGAGATCCAGTTGGAGTCCGCTCAAACACAGGAACAGCATCTTGTCCTGAATCGGTAATACCTTGTTGAGCAGATAACTCTAGATCATACAGTTTCATTTTACCACGGTCAATACCAACCATGAATCTTTTATTTATAGCAGGGTCATTATACCGATTCTTCAACTGCTTGACCATAAGTTGTCCCATGTTCTCGAGTTCTTCAGTAGAGATGAGAGCAAACATCAAGTCAGCAGTTGCAGGTAAACCAAATGATTCCGAAGTATCAGTCAGGTCGACATCACTGTTCGCATATCCACCACGAGTAGTTTGAGTGGCAGAAACAACAGGTAAATCAAACTCAACTGCGAACCCACGAAGTTCTTCAGCAATCGCCTTCACATATGTATATGAATTGACACCAGCACCTGCTTTAAATCGACTGGATGCACAGATGTTAAGATAATCGACGAAGATAATATCAGGATTAAAGTTGCGCTTCAGTTGTAGTTCGTTTAGCAATGCTTTAAAGTGACCGACATGCGCACTAGCAGTAGGATACTCCTTGATGATCAGTTTACCCTCAGTCTTTTTCTTAATCTTATCAATCCGATTATCGAACATGGACTTTGACAGATCCTTTAGATCCTGAATGTTTACGTTCATCAAGTTCGCATCGATGCGTTCAGCGATACGTTCTTCTGCCATTTCCATGGTGATATAGAGAACGTTCTTACCTTGACCCAAAGCACCTGCTGCCATGTGACACATGAACAAAGACTTACCAACACCAGTGCCAGCAAGCGCAATATTCAAAGTCTTATTTGGCAGACCACCATTAGTAATCTTGTTGAACATGTCAAGATCGAAAGGTAACTTGTTCTCAACACGGTGATAGAAGTCATATCGCGATTCCGAATTGTCAAGGTAATCATGCCCAACATTATTATCGAAACACACACTCAATGCATCCTGTAGAATGGACGGAATACCATCCTGAGTATGTTGCTTATCATCACCATCGATAATCTGAATCGATTGCATGATTGCATTGTAAACTGCCTTGTCCTTACAGAACTTCTCAGTCTCTTCAAGCAACCACTTCTCATTCACATCAAGAGAATCATCTAGATGTGTCAGTTTTTCATTGATATTTTTAAATTCATTTTCGTTTATACCACGGTCATTCTGCACTGCGATTTCAATTGCTTCAACTGTTGGCAGTGAATTATACTTCTCGATAAACTCTCTAGCATAATTGAAAATCTTACGCTCGGAAGTATCGTGGAAATATTCTGGTGTTATGAATGGAATTACCTTGCGAGCATAGTCTTCGTCGGAAAACAATTTACTCAGTATAATCGTCTCGATCTTCTGCAATTTTTAAATCC